TTCTTATAGGATTTTACGATAAAATCCCTTGTAGCGTGGTCTTTACGGAAGTATGCTATCTCCACACCATCGGAAAAGATGTAAGCATCAAGTCCCATTGTAACCTCCCGTTAGTATGCGCACTCGCACGGTTTTCTGTGTTCTGGAAACAGTAAGCCTTGATTAGCACTCACTATTGCATCGAGGGGATTATTAGACGAGGAGTGCCAGTATCCAACTTTAGGCCGGCCTTTTTCTATCTGTCTCTCTATAGATGCGTCCTCGAGCCGTTTTAACTTACAGAATAGCTCAGGGTGTATGTCGCGCATCTCTCTGACCTGCCTCTGGGTCTGCATGGGACAAATGAACAGCCGGACTTCCTGGGGATAGGGAGACCGTGGGCGGAGATAATATCTATACACCCGTCCCGCGATATCCCGTGCTCGATGAGCGGATAACAGTTCTCGAGCCCAGCAGTCGTAGAAACCCTTTGGCGCTTTGCCTCTTCGGTTGCAATACCGATATCGACAAAACAGGGCTTCTCGAAGTATGTATGGAGGGGCTTTATCTTATGTAAGCTTGTACACCATCGTATTTGCATGATGGGGACCATCCTATATTTGATGCAATGTTCATAGAGGTCGAGTTTGTCTGAAGTGTAATCCGCACTTCGCAATATAGTGACAGGAAAAATTTTTTTATTCACCATGTCAACATATTCGTATGTCTCTGGGTATTCGCATCCAGTGTCGACAAAGACAACCTCGGAGTCGTACTCTTTCTTCTCGAGGAGCAGCAGGAGCATTGCTACGCTGTTTACCCCTCCCCCGAAGCTAAGGTAGTGCTTGTCCATAATTAGCCCTTTCTGAGCTGCCTTATGATGCTGGTTATGGTCTTAATGTATGAGACGATGAGTATGTGGGCACCATGAAATCGGACCTTTTTCCATGTGCGGGCGGCGTCGCACATCTCGAACAGCAGTAACAAGAGGTCTGCCTCGGTTTTCTTGCACGTGCCGCACTGTTGCTTTTTTTTCTCTTTGGCTGCCTTCACGTTCCCAACTCCCTTAATTTCGCAGTCCCTGCATAGTTCGATCTTGTAGTGCATAGCCCCGTACGCATGGAACGTCCTTCCGCAGTCTTTACACCGTAACAGCGTCATTTCTTGGAACCACGCTCGGTGTATATGGTGATCATTGTGAAGGCGATGAAAGCAAGCGGCAGCACAGCAAACCACCACCAGGAGACAATATTCGACCAGTTCTCTATGGAGAAGAACCAGAGCTCAAATGTCTTCATCGACAGCCAGAACGTAGCCCCGAGCATTGCTGCAGACAGACTCTTCAAGATCTCAGGAAGCATCCTCTGGGCCCTCCTCCTTCATGGAATTGTCAAACATGGTTAGTACTGCGTCCTGGAGCGTCAACACCCAAGTCCTGCTGTCTCCTGGGTCGATGAACACAAAGAGACCGTCGCTGCACAGAGACTCCGGAAATGTCTCAAACGCTACGCTAGAGAGGTGACAGGTGCATCGGTCTATGTCGTAGTCGTTCCGATAAAAGATGCATCGCTTACAGGCGATGTCGGAGAACGACTTTATTGGGACTGGTTTCTTCATCGATACCTCCTGCAGCAGGCATGTAGTTTCCTGCCCACTGCTAAGTGCACAAGGCGGTGCTCCCTATTCGCAACTGCAGCGCTTTTCGTGTGCGCTGGACTCGAATACCAACTCCTCGAGACACTTCTCGTTGTCGTCAAACGTCCATAATTCCACATCTCCGGTTATCTCTGACACTTTCTTCCACAGGCCCTCTCCGCAGGACTGTATTCTGTTGGTGATAGGGAAGTATCCAACCGCTTCATCGTTCTCGTCGAAGAACAGTGTTGGGGCTTTAACCCGGCACATACCGTCTTCCTCCTCGGCATCGAAGGCCAAGAAGTAGATGCACGTCTCACAGATTCTGTCTTTCTCGTTGTAAGGCATAGCTTCTCCTTATATGAATTCTCCCTCATCTGAGGGGGAGTACTGCACGTAGTCGGAAGTTGAGAGCTCCCTGCCGGCGGCGAATTTGTCTATCCTGCGGTTCAGATTGAAGATTGGCGTATTCACTGTCAGGTAGTCGTAATAGTAGTACTCTGTTTTTACCTCGCCCTGCATCTCGGACGTGATGCTCACGCGGTTCAGAGAGTCGTCAACGAAGATTGTAATTATCAAAATCGTCTCTCCCTGTATTGATGAGGTCTTTTTTGACGATTAAAACAGACAGCCAGACGCCACTAGCTACTCCGAGCAGGTAGGTCAGCGAATAACTAAGCAGCTCTGCCATTCTGCCTCCCTATAAAACTGTGGTTATATTTGTTTACCAGGAGCGGGACCCCGTCCATCACGACCACGAACCCATTCTGCCATTCCGGGTGCAGGTTGGTGCGGAGGGCCTTGTATTGGGTTCTCAGCACGTCCCTGCAGTGCCCCGTCTCGATGGCATAGTGTATGCCGTTAGGGGCAAGACAGAATGACTGTCGGTGTGTGTGCCCGGCTATGACGTGCATGTTATTGGTGACGGCGAGTCCTCTCGGCACAGTGCACGGCTGAGACGAGTAGTTGTCAGGGTGGCATACTAAGAAGCGCTCCCCGGAAGACTCAAGCACACAGTACGCATACTCGCTGAATTTCACGTCCAGACCCTCGAGGAAATAGCCCAGGATTATATTTCCGTCAGTCTGCCTGGAGATACGCCTTTCGTGGTTGCCGGTTATGTAGATTACGTTGTCGAAGATCTTGATGAAAACCTTTAGCGACTCGATAGCAGGAGCGAGCTCGTTAGCGAAGTTATAGACTGTGCCGGTCGACTTCTTCCATGTCGAGAAGCTGTCGAGTGCTACGAAATCCCCTGCGATAATAAGGGTCCGGATCTTCTCTCGTTCTGCCACGTCGGCGGCTAGCTCAAACGTGTCGGCATCGTGGTCCGGGATCTCTGCGTCGCCCAGGATTAGTGCAGAACTTGCTCTGATGTACTCGAAGTCGTCGTATCTTCTAGTAGCGCTGCGAGGAAAGCGACGGACTCCATTATTACCGGGTCCTTTATTATTGAGGCTAGCGCTAGTGCTGCTAGAAATGCTGGACATCTTTTGCAGTACTCGTTCACCTGGTCCAGTGAGCTTATAGTCGTTCCCGACACTTGAGGCCTCCTTTTCTGATATAATCTGGGCGAGCCTGTGCATAAAACTCATCAGTATCCCCTTTCTGTGCCCTGCGTCGTAAGCTTGCTCCCGCTCCATATGCCCTTGTATGCGTCTGTGGATCCGCCAGACATCTCATAGAACATTACCGTCGCGAACCGAGCACCATGCTGTAGTTTTACCCCCATGTGTCCGCACACATAAAGCCCCACTCGCAGCTGCCCTGAGAATCCAGGCGCTATTCTAGTACCACAAATAATACACTCGGCATTAAAAAACGATGACCTTGGCAATACAATGCCGCCGATGGTCTCTGGCAATGAAATTGTCTCTGCGGACTGTAGAAGGTAATATGCAGGGTACAGGTGGTATATGTCAGAGTCAACAAAGCAGTCCCTTACGGACTTGAACTCCGGGAGTGATCGCTCTTCCCTGCCCACATATGGCACCATGCCGGTGACGTATCTCGAATAGACGTCGCTGATCGTTATGTCAAACCCAGACCCCTCTATGAAAGACATTCTCTCACTGAGCCAGGATGCATTCTCGGCATCGTTGGCGATGTCTGTTCTGGAGATCATATTGCTTACAGCGACCGCAGCACGGATCTCGTCTGCGCTAAGAAACATGTGACCTCCATGTAATTAGTGATGTGGTAGCTGCCCCACATTTCTTGCACTGGAAATGCGTAGGGCCGTCTTCTGAGTATGTAATATGGGGAAGTCCTGCAGTCCCGCACTCTTCGCACTTAAAGTTGACCTGCACCAGGAACTCGTCGCATTCGCATCTTTTGCAAAGCAGGGGCAGGTCTGTTCCAAAATCTTCAGTATTGAGGACCGTGAAGTCGGATATAGCTCCGGTATACCCGCAGTCACAGCAGACAAGCCTCGCCACGAGTATTTTTAGCGGTCTTGTTTTGTCCATATCTTCTTTATCCCCTTCTGAGGAGTTGTCGTAATTACCTTAACCGGGAGTCTAGATTGTATTGCCGCAACACGGTCTGACAGGTGATAAAGCTGCCCCCTAACCATGATTAACTCCTCTTGCAGCTTGTTTGCCCTGTTGGTCTCCATGATGAGCCAATCCATTACTTCTGTATGCTGCGTATCGCACTTCGCACTCAGGGCAGCGCATTGGTGTTTTGCTGTGTCTGCAAACAAGTAGTAGAGCGCCGCAAATGATATCGCTGCGAAGGCAACCGCGGTGATTAACACACTAGCTCGTTTCATTGTCGCCCCTTAGAATAGTACCACGAGCCCTACCCAGAGCCATCCAAACTCGGGATAAAACACGAGGGACTCGACGCCGAGGGTTAAAAGCGTGTCTCCTAAACTTCCTAGAAATAAAAGCCCGTCAGGTTGTATAAACATGGATCACTCTTTTGGTGAGAATGTGGGCCAGGCTTTGAGACCTAGCCCACGGTTAAAGACTTACTGCTTTTGCAGGTTTTGCATCTGTTGCTGGAATGATTGTTGGAGGGCCTGCACCTGCTGCTGGAAGGACTGTGCAGCCTGTTGCGCGGCCTGTGGGTTACTCTGATTCTGTAGCTGTTGCATTCGGAAATTGTGCTGCAGCTCCTGCAAGCGCCGGTTGTAATCGTACTGGGCCTGCATGATCTGCTGTTGACGCATCTGCGCCTGTTGCTGGGAATGATTCATCTGCGCCTGCCCTGCCATAGGCATTGGGTTTGGACCGCAGGTGCTCTGGGCCTGCGCAAACGCCGAGGTTGTTAAAATGATTAAAAAAGTTACGAAGTTTCTCAATTCGATCTCCTGTATATGAATTAGCGATCCATACCCTTTCCCCTGCTGAAATACCTCCTTTCATGTGAATTGCGAAGGGCACTGCGCGCCCTAGGGCGACGTATCCCCCACTCCTTGGTGTGTAGGGGTGGGGGGCGTCGACGAAGATATACTACACTACTTTTTAGCGATTGTCAAGCGGTTCTTGTCCGTCCGCCTTCTTTGGTGACAGCCGAGCCTAGCTGGTGTTTGTGCCGCCTCCAGGATGTTGCCTACTTCACTGACCATGCGCCTAGCTCTTTTGGTCCAGGCGATTGCTATTCCCATGTCCCGCTCTGTATCCAGAGTAAGGCACATAAGTTCCATCCCGCTTATACCTATCTTTGTCTCTTCAAGCCACTCATTAAGTGCCACAGAAAGGATGCACCGCCCAGCCTTCTCCACTTCTTCGGCTGTAATCGTCCCCCCACGAGACAAAACAAAGTCTGCAACCTCGTTTTCCATACGTACCTCCTATATAGATGTGTCTTGATTTGCTAAGTGCACTATGCTACGCACATCTACATAAGTCAAGCTAAAAATCAGTCTTCGTCGTACGGGACACCATACTGCTTTCTAAGTGATCTCAAGAACTTCAAGAATGCGATTTCAGCTACCCTGAAATCTTTTTTTACTTTCTCGTCCTCGGTAGACTCGGCCATCTCCCCCAGCTTGGACAGCCCCTCGTGCATTGCATCCAGCATCTCTTTTACATTTGTCTCTTCCATGTAACACCTCATTTCAAATGATGGGCAATCCTGATTGCCGTGGACGAAAGTCTGCCACTTGTAGCACCATCCCCATTCCCTATATCCGAGCATATAGTCGCAGTTGCCGCATACAGGAGATAGGCTTGTGCGGGGGTGACTGGGGTCTTCTATGCTACGCTCTATCATAACTCACACCGGCCTGCGGCACATGCCAGCTCTTTTGCTCCCTCTGTCATGTCGGTTGACTCGTAGTCAGACAACCTGCTGAAGTCAAGCTGTGGAAAGCTGTCAGCGAGCCTGTTGTATTCATCTTCTGAGATCTCTTCGTATGGAAGCCACTCGTAGGTGTGCTCGTTCTCGTCGGTTGGGAAGAATGACACGCCCCTTATTTTGTCAAACCGGTCGTATACCCACGTTGCTACTTTGAGCCACTCGTCACGCCCAACATATATCGTGCAGCTAGCGTTGTGTTCGCACCAGTTTTCCGTAACGCGCTGATACCACTCGAGCTGCTCGATAGCGGTCATGTCCTTCCTGGTGACACAGCCCTCAGGAGATGCTATGGGGAACTCTAGCACCGCTGTGCTAGGGCCTTTGTCTAGGCGCGGTACCCCCTGGTCCACCATCGCCCGGAAGAGTGGGTCCGCCTTTGAGATCATCACCCTGCGCATGTAGTGTTGTGCCCACCGCGGGTGCACACCTGGCGATGAGTTGACAAGCTGAGAGACAGTCCCAGATGGTTTGGTGGTTGTGCATGCGGCCGGCATGTTAATGCCGAGGATCTTGGCGGCCTTCCTAGCCACATTAAGCACATGGGCCTTTGAGTATTTGAGCACCTCAGGGGTTAGTAGCGACGGATTGTCTTGTTGTCCTGTTAGCGACACCCCTATTAACCGCTCCTCTTCCGCATTCTCCTTCCATGCTGATGGTATGTAAGGGAAGAGCGTAAACATGCTCTGTATGACTCCGAGCCATGTAGCGGTAGTTATCTTATCCCTCAGCGACTCGAAATCGTCAGTACTCCTTACGACAACCTCTGTGACGTTGCAAAGCCCACGGTTTCGGAGATTTACCTCCCCGCACGGGTTTACGCCGTCGATAAGTTTGCTTTTGCGTCTATGTGGTGAGCTTTTTCTGGACGCCCAGATATTCGCAATACCGCGCTCGCCCTGCCCGCTTTTCGCGAGGCTAACCCACTCGTCCAGGAAATCGAGAATATCCGGCATCTCGTGGTAGGCGGCACTGTTGTTTGCGCCATTCAGGCGCTCGTGGTACGGCGGGACCTTGATCCTTCTCATGCTCGTGTCGGTGAGGTCTGACATAGAGAGCAGTGCGCTTCTCCTCGTCCCTCCGACTACCACAACAGATGCGACTTCGCACAGGAGGTTGTGGCACTCAGAAGAGGTTAGTTGCCTCCCCTGAGCAGCCAGGAATACCTCCCTGAAGTATGCTAACAACTGCCGGAGCACCTCCGGGCCACTAGACCGTCCCCCCATAGTCTTTAGCGGAGCGCCCATAGGCCGCAGAGCGGAGAAGTCGAAATAAACAGACCTGCCGTCGTAGAAGCAGTTTACGGCGAGGTCGAGTGCTTCCTTCCATCCGATCCGGCTGTCAGGGATGCGGAACCTTACGACTGGAAGGTTCCTGTTGTATTTCACGGTCGGGAGCTTCGATATGAAGCGTTGCTCGACGCTGAAGCCGACACCAGCCCCGCACATTAAAAGGTAGAGGGCCTCTCCGAATGAGCCTGGCGAATCAACCCCCAAGAAGCTGCAGTTGTACATAACCTCGTTCGAGCCTTCCGCGGCAACTCCTGCAGTCCAGAGAGCACGCATTGATGGCATTACCTCGAGGTTTAAGATCTTTTCCCTGGACTTAACCCTCACCTTTTCCGGTATCATGGGGTTCTGGAAGGCAAAGTTGCAGTACCTGTCCACGGTCTCGGGCCAAATCTCTCGCCGGCCCTCTTCCCATAAATACCTCGAATAGGTTCTTAGGTAGATAAATTCCTGATATGGCGTCATTCAACTCCTCCTTCCCCTAAGAAAGGGGACTATTATAACATAACTATTGTTTAGTGCAAGTTGCATTTCGCAGTTCGCGCTGTTCCTGTATCACGTATGGGCAGGCGGGGAGCCTGTCCACCGGCTGAGGGTATTTGGGCCAGTAATTGCAGATCATTTTCCTGCCAGATAGAGACACAAAGGTGCAATACATGCAGGCATTCCGCGTGATATCTATCTTATCCGGGCACACCTTCAGCACATTTGCATTTCTATACACATTTCCGAGGTTGCACCATGTGTTTATATAGTGTTTACAAGACGAACACTCGGTTGGGTTCATTCGGGTTCCCTCTGTTATGTCCGGCAATTTGCCGGTTTTTTGAATCCCGGCAATTTGCCGAGCCTCTCAAAAACTGAAAACACAGTATTTCCGATGGGTTGAGTTTGTGCCAATTTGCCGGGATGGTTGGGATATATAACTATTTTCATTCATAAAACCCAGATTCCTAACCCCCTATAATATATAGTATATATTATTATATATATATATATATATTATATAGTAGTAGGCAGAGAAGAGTGAAAAACTATATATAACTACAATCCCGGCAATTTGGCAGAAAGTTAAAGTGTTATTTTTATTCATCAATCGATTTTCGAAACCTTCGGCATTTTGCCGGGATTCGGTTTGCAGGCAATTTGCCGATTACTCATCCGCACATGCCGCACTTGCGACATCGGAAACGAGCACATATTTCCCACGCCCCAAGGCGGAGGTACACAAAATACCCCTCTCCTTAAGGCTTAACACTATGTTCTCGAGCTTCCTTCTGGTCTTCCAGTCGGCAGCCTCTCCGTAAAGTTTCTTCACGATCTCGCCCTTTGATCTCGGCACCCCGTCCTGCATCAAGTCGATGACATCCATCGACCCCTCGCTCAAGTCGTCGGAAGCGTCGCCTTTGTACAACCAGAGCCCGTTTTCTTTCTGGAACTCTATGTCGTAGTACTTATCAGAGATATCTCTGCCATGTATTATGAGCTTGCCGGCCGTCTTCTCCCTGTCAGGCCGTCGGAGAAGGGCGATAGTGTCCGCTGCCCCTGTCAGCCCGATCGTGCCGGAAACTGCCTCTATGTCGTCGTCTGCCTCGCCTTTCCTGAGGTGGTGCACCACAACCATAGCGACCCTATACTCGTGGCAGATGGTCTGCAGGCTGCCGATATCCTCATACTCTGAGTAGTATGCATTTCCCTTCGACTGCCTCTTGCCTTGTATCTTTCCCAAGGTGTCCAGTATTATCAGGGAGGTATCGCCGTTCTCGTCGAGCCATTTTCGCAGCATCGTAGCTGCGTGGGGCATGCTGGGCCACTCATTTACAAAGAACGCGTTCCGAGGTGCCTTCTCACCGTCCAGAAGCATCATCATCCTGCTCTTAAAACGCCTGGCTGAGTCTTCAAGTGAAACAGAGAGCACCTTGCCCTGTGCTGTCTTAAAGCAGCCCATCGCAGGTGTACCGTTTGCCACAGACAGGCACCAGCTCTGTGTTAGCCAACTTTTCCCGACCTTCGGCTTCCCGGCCAATATGCACAGGCCTTCTGGGAGCACACCCTCTATAACCCACCGCACAGGGTCCATCGCAACCTCCGCGAGTTGTTCAAACGTCCTCGAGATATCAAAATATCGTTTCGGGTCTGGCGCAGGGCCATACCAACTATTCGAGTAACTGCCCTGAGAGTTCCCCCATTTTACGAGCTTCTCCACCTCGCCAAACGCAAGCGGTGGTGAGCAGTGCTGGGAGTTCCACGCCATAGCAGCATTCAATAACGCCGTGCCGGAGAGACCACTATTGCGGAGCCGGCCTACCGTTTTAGACATAGCGCCGTGCCGTTGTCCCTTGGGGATACAAAGTGACTCGCCAGACGCCTGCTGCGCTGGTGCCGGAGCCTCTTTTTCCTCATAGGCCCGCAGCCGGAGGGACTCTGCGAGTTCATCCGTCTTGTGTATAACCCCAGGATTACAGTATTTCATCTGGGAGGTGTATGCCTCCCCTTTTTTATGCAGGAAGCCAGGGATCCGCATTACTCTGGGCAGGTCCTTGACTGACGGGTCTCCATTAAATTTCTTTGCCAGCGCTGTCTGTATGTCAGTGAACTTGTCTAGTGGGCAATCATCTACCAGCCAGTAGCCGTGGAATCGACCTGGAGACGATTCTATGACAATGTTGGGGATTGGGTTGGCACGTCTCAGGTTTTCGATAGGTGCGCCGTCCAGGTCTACGAAGACCGCCCTCACCTTCGTTATGTTCTCCTTTGATCTACCCTTGCCGTCTCCTTCGTTCACCACAATGTAGATCCCGGCACCCTTCATATTCTCGTCGATCAGCCACTTGGAGAGCTGTGAGAACTTGCCGTACTTCCACTGAGGGATTACGGTATTGCCTTTCGAGTCCTTCATGTCGTTGAAGGTCTGGAAGCAGGCCTCACCGCCACGCGTTATTGCGGCGATGTATTTCTCTGCGACCGCGAGGTCGATGGTTTTAGATGGCAACACTACCTCCTTTTAGGGTATTTGTTGGGCGAAACACTCAAGTTGGGCTGCCAGAACACCGGAACACTTGCGAACTCGCAGGCAGAGGTAATATTCCACACCCACTCCCATTTGGGTTGCAGTGCGGCTACCGTAGGTGTCCTCCTTCGTGGCCCGATGATGACCCAATCGAAAAGGTCATACCCCGCCTCTATCTGTACCTCCTCAAGTAATGGCTCCATCTGCAGGAACCTTAGATTAGATCTGATATCCTTAAAAACCTCGACAGCATTCTCATACGACCGCTGGTCACAGGCAGAAGCCCCAAGCCACACGTTCTGGGGCCACTCAAACTCCGGATATCTTGCCGGGTTTCTGGTCGTAACCAAAAAAGTCCAGTGCTTGTTCTGCCCCATGGATTTTATGACGTCCAATACCCATTCCGGCGGGACAGTCTGGCAGAGCATGTCACCCATGTCGCACGTGATAACCTTTTTCGAAGAGTCTGTCTCGCTTGTAGGTGGGTGCGAACTGTATGGTGCACTGAGCATTTCGCGCCGTATGCGAGGCCTAAATCTCATCTCTGGTTCTTGTATTGCGTTTGCGTAGTGCACGTGCGCTTCCCATCTAGCGTAGCAGTAATTACAGCCGTAGTCACACCCGGTTATCGGGTTCCAGACCCAATCGGCGAGCCTAGCCTCGCCCCTGGTCCTCGTGAATACCCTCAGCTCCTCGGCCTGGGTCTCTTCTACGAGGTTCTGCAGGTCTACGTTGTATTTTACGGACTGCTCGTTTAGTCCCTTAGCCTGCGCGACCGCATCTACGGGGCGCATAGTCCTGACAAGCTCCTCCTGGGTATCCCTTGGGAGCTTTGCTATCTCCGCTGCCCCAGAGATGGACAGGTCGCCTTTTTCCACCGCCTCTATCAGAGACGGGCACCCCTCGGAAACAACCACCTCGGCTCTCTTCTGTGTGCGTTCAGATCTCGGGACCCTGCCCCTGAGGAGGTCATATCCTGTTTTTATGGATATTTCGCCGTTAGCTACTTTGTCTCTTACCTCTTTGTTGCCAGATCTCTCAATAAAATCGACTCGCTCTACTGTGGTGTGTCCCACCCCAACTATGTCTGCAATGATGTACGAATATCTGCCAACAGGTGTAGAACTATTTTCTTCATTTTCTGCTAAGTCCCCCCGGGGGGACTTAGCAGATCCATCCTTTTTTGTGTGCTGATTTCCTCTCCAGCCGTCAGAGGCCCCCCACCCCCTCTTCATACTCAGTAACCTAACGACACAATTATATATTTCCTTTTTCGTCAGGTTTCTCCTGAACTTCTGGAGCTTAATTGCGTATCCGGCGGCATCCTCGAGCGTCGGAAACTCCTTTAAGACCACCGGTACTTTTCTGATGTCTGCCCACGAAGCAGCGTCGGCGCGGGTGTGCCCATCGAGGATATACTCTGCGATCTCTGTGGTTCCGTCGTAGTTCTTGTGTATGGCCCATTCTCCGGTGCAGAGTATGATGGGGGTGCTCTCGTCAAACCCGTTGGTGGTCATGTCCTCTGAGATAGCCAGCATCATCTCGCTGTCTATGGGGAACAGCGCCGCCAAGTCCGGGTGTCTTCGCAGGTCCAGGGTGTTCCTGTAGTCCATGCTACTCCTCCACGCCGAGCGTTTTGAGCGCCATAACAAAAAGCTCAAGCTGTCCGAAACCGGTCTTCCGAAAAACCTCGGAAATTGAAGCTTTAGGGTTGAGCTCAATCAGCGGGTGCTTTTCCCCTCGCTGAGAGTATTGTATGTACTCAGTCATCTCTCTTTCGGTCAGCGCCTTCATATTACCTCCCGAACAGCCTCTTGAAGAATCCTATTTTTTGTGGCTTGTTGTTTTTTACGAAGGTCTCGAGCTCCTCCTTCTGTTTGGCTAGGAGCTCTATGTCGAGCATGAGTCTCGCCCGCTGTATTGTGAGGTTTGTTGTGTCTGTTTCTGTAATTCCTGGGTTAGTGTGTGCGGTTGTGTCTTGTGATTCCATTTTGATCAATCTGACAGCGGTGGAAACGGAATATCTTCCAGTCCTGACGCGCTCTTTTATATCCTCTCTGTTGCTGTCTATTATTGTCACGCAGCCCCGCACGAAGGTATGGCTGACGCCCAATTTCCTGCCCACTGACCCAGCTGACGGAATGAACTTCGTCATGTGCCCATATTTGCCGCCTGCCCTCATAGGTCTATTTGAGTCTGGCTTGTATATCTTCTCTATCTTTTTGTAGGTATCCATAAAAGTTGAAGGGTCGTGCATCTCATGTCACCTTTCTGCTTGCGTCGATTATCCTATCCACCATATCCCACGGGTTATAGGACACAGATTCTATCTCGTCCCAGCTGTCCACTGATTGGAACAGGTCCTTTTTCTCTTCGATCTCCAACAGTATCCTGTCCAATTCCGCATCAAGTTCGTCCACCTTGGCTTTTTTGGGCATAACCCTACACCCCTCACAAAGTCTGAAGTTTTTTCCTTTAGATATAAAGGGTTGGTTGCAGGACAGGCACAGCCTTACCGTTTCACTCTGTGCCGTTTCTTGATGGTCTATTACCTCCAAAAGCAGGGGTAATTTCTTCTGGTCTATCATCCTTGGTAAACTCCTCTATTTCCCAGCCACCTCCTCTCTTCTTGGGTCGTTGGGTTATTGCGATGAAGCGAAACGGGAACAGTTTCGCAGCTACCTTAATCTTCACTCTGGCGTCGTCGTGCCAGTATCCTTTTACCTCATGCACCTGCAATTCGTAGTTCGCAGTGCACACGAGAAAATCAGGGCAATAATATGTCTTCTCGGCTAGTTTGAGTCTGATGGGCTCGAATGCCCACCAGACGATCTCTCCAGCGACAATAAGGCTGTCGAGGTGCTCGGCATATGCATTCTCTAGTCGATTCATGCCGTTCGACAACTTAACTGCTCTGGCGAATTTTCTCCCCATCTCTCCTCCATGAAAAGCCCCCGTGACCGTTTTGGTCAACGGGGGAGAGTGTAATATTATCTCAAAAAAGAGTCAAGCGAAAAATGCACTTCGCACGAAACATTTTCTAGAACGGGATGTCGTCTGACGGCAGCAGCGGTGCGCCAGTAGGTTCTGGTGCCGCCGGGCTGCTTGCTCTGTCACTCCTCCCCCCTAGCAGGGTGAGCTCCTGTATCACTATCTCTGTAACATATCGCTTGGTGCCGCTGTTATCTTCATAGTTACGGTACGATATTTCCCCCCTCACAGCCAACTGAGACCCCTTGGTAACATACTTCTCGATTATTTCTGCAGTCTTCTCCCAGGCCACAAGCTTGTGCCATGATGTTGTCTCGTTTCCGTTGTATTTCCTGGACGTAGCGAGAGACAGGCTCGCCACCCGTTTGCCGGTCTGGGTTTGTCTTATGGTGGGCTCATCACCTACCCTTCCCACCAACACCGCCAAGTTTATACCACTCATTTAATTTCTCCTTTCATTTTTACTGGCCCAAATTTACGCTTTGATTCTTTACTTACCCCGAGCCCTAGTAACAGCGCTTTTAGCTCGTTATATTTTATAGGGAGCCTTTCGATCGATGTCTTTGATATACTTGCTACTCTCCCTATTTCTTCTACTGACATGCCGGAGTCTAGCATGGTTTGTATCACGAATCCGGTGTCAACAGTGTTTACGTCAGATTCGTGCCAGCCGTACATGGTGTCACCGATTTGGAATGGACCGTTCCTGTCCGTCCACTGCGCTGCGTTCTGCTTCACAACCTTAGCTGCGTTCTCTAGCTGCGTAGCTGCGAAATACGCACGCGCAGCTGTGTCTGCTGAGTTTATAATATCGCTGTGGTCGCGCATTGCGAAGAACGCCTCCTTATATTCCTTATAGTCAGGTAGTATCTCGTGGGTGGTGGCAGGTAACCTTTGGGACAGCGGGCACTCTGCCCCGTGAAACACACAAGGCGTACCATACCATTTTACGCAGTGCTGTCCAGGGTTGGGCCTTGCTGGGGTAGTCCGGATCTTCCTGATGATTGCCTCTAACCAAGCTAGTAGTGGGCTTTTGTTGTCGCAGAGGAACTCTGTTTTGCCGCTAGGCGAGGTTATCAACAGCTCTTTGTCTTTTTTGCTGAACTTGTATTCAGAGTGGAGGACGTCTCCAGATCTAACAAAAATAAGATTGAAATGCACCGTGCTATACTCTGGAAACATCGCATGCGCTAGCATCCCGCCATAAAGGTGGCGCTCGAATATATTGTCTTTCTGATACTTGCCTGTCTTCCAGTCGCTCACCACTACTATTTCTTTAGAGGGTATTGGCTCTACGATATCCAGGATCCCGTGCGCAATAGATTTTTTGGCGTCTGTGGTTATGTTGCCTTTTTTGTCTATGCTCACCCGGTTCTCAAATAGGGCCCGCTCTTTATCTACGACAGGGGAGAGCATAACCCCCTTAGCAAACAGAGATCGTACCTCGTCCGAGGATGCCATCTCCAGTGCCATAGGTTCAGAGATCCTCTCAGAGAGGACGCCCTCCAGTAAGTCATGTGTCTCTATCCCGTCGGCCGCAGGCTGCCCCCATGAGTCCTCAAGGCCCAGGTTCTTTAACGCATGCGCTTTCCATGGGCACTTGAGGAACACCTCATATTTACTTTTTGAGAGGGGTTGGAGGATCATTTCAATACACTTGGTATGGCAGTGTTTTTGATGTAGGTGCGCAGCTCCTCCACTTTCTCGTCTGGCACATCGGAAAGGTCCTTGACTGCAAAGTGCGCTGCGCAGTTCGCAAAGACGGCGTTAATTTTCTCCTCGCTTGTGCCAATAGAGCGCAACCAAGGGAGCACCTGACCTGTGAGGAGGGAGGATACGCCGGCGCTCCCTGCGCCCTCTGTGTATGATGGTTCAATTGGCTTTTTGGGTTCTGCGGGCTTAGAGAACTTGGGCTTTGGCTCTGCTACCCCGATTTCGAGCCATCTCTTCAGGACGCTACCCACATCGTCTCCAGGTTTGTTAAATACCTTATTGTCAAGCTCGGCGCACCTGGTTTTTTCTATTATGAGGTTGTGGTTTGCGTCGAGGTCTCCCACGACATCAAACTCATAGTCGATGCCGTCCCTTTGTATGGGGGCGAGTCCTATCTTCTTGGGCGTCTTCTTCCCGCTACTGTCGTCTATGATCCACTCGGTCTTTGTCCTCATGGTGCAGATGATGTGCATCTTTGACTGCAGTATGGCATCAACCAGGGCGTTGTGCGCAGGGGTTACCTCCCTCCAAGCCGCCCAAGTATTGCCAGACTTCTGCCTGGTATTCGCAGCGTTCACCATCTCTAGCGCGCCACCCTTACCTGACCACGCGTGAGAGAGCGAGTCAATGATCAATACCTCGAACCCCTCTGTTTCTGCTTCTTTTATAGCCGCTACATACTTAGACGGCTGGAAGTCGTCCTCCAGCGGGCACACAAAGAACTCAAAGGATCCGGGCTCGCCTCCCGCATACTTTTCCGCACTCCCTCTCTCTGTGTCAATTAATGCTATTTTGTTTCCGAGCGACTGTGCTATGCGAAGAGCAGTGTATGTTTTGCCACTTCCCGAAGGCCCAACTAGGGCCATCCGCAGCCGGCTCTGACTGCGTTCAGCTTTTCTGAACATAGGTCCTCCTTCTTTTTTAATTGATCTCAACGATCCTGTGTGTTATGTTGTGTCGAGAGGAAAGCAGGAATGCGTCGATATCGTTACGAGAAATCCGAACAGATCTTCCGACAGAGTAAAAAGGTAGACGCCCCCCGGCTCTTAGTCTTTGGATCGTTTTTTTGCTCACCCCGAGAAAATCCGCTGCCTGTTTTTCCGATAAAAAATCCTTCAAACCTCACCTCTGGACTGGATTTTATTTTTTTTTGGATTAGTTAAAAAAAGCTTGACAGGTAAATGACATATGAGTTACTGTGTAGGTAACGGTAACAGACTCTTTTTCCATGAGTCGCTCAGGGGGACATTATAGCAAATATCGTGTCCCCTGTCAAGAGCAAATCGCAAGCCGCGGAGGTATAAATGCTTGCTACTAACAACAAACAGGACGATAGGCTGGAGGCGTCAAGGCGATTCTGGCAAGAGATAGCCAAGACCAGGGGAATAGACCCCGATACCGGCGAGCCAGAATCACTGCGGAGCTGGGCTAGGAGGCTCGGCATTGACATAAATAATCTAGTGCAATGGCAGCGAGGAGGCTCCATCACGCCGAGGATGATCAGAAAGGTAACTGACAAGCTAAATATGCCTCAGTCAGAGTTTTTTCGGCTCTTCTCCATCGCAGAGCCCGCCGCCCCAGAGTTCACTCCGACGCGGGTTGTCCCTCTATATGACGCAGAGAGAACGCGAGGAATAGATGGACATATCGACGGGGATAAGATCGGCGGAGCCCCTATTATGCCTGAATTGTTGAGGGATGCAAATGTGTCCAGGGATATTGCAGCAATAAAGATATCCGATAGCTGCGACGACTCATCGCCAATAGTCCCTCCTGGGTCGATAGTCTTTATCGATGTAGCCGTGTCTAGGGACACGATAACTCACGGGGCCCTTTACGCAGTCAACGATGAGTATGAGGAAAAGATATTGCTTAGGACCCTAAAGGAGGCGCGAGGGGTGTTGTACACCGACCCAATAAACAAGAAGATAAAAGGAGAACGAAGCTGGACGGCTAACCTGAGGAAGCTGATTGTAGGTGTTGTATTTCTTGTACAGGCACCGATACGGAGGGTGGTAGTGTGATATCTGCGAAGTGTAGCGGATGCGGGGCACTTAATAGTGTAAACACAAAGCGCTGTTATAGGTGTAGCCAACAGCTCCCAAAGAATGGGAGGGGGCTGACTCTATTCGCAGAGTGGAGGGTGTCGGGGAGGAAGCACAGAAAGTCTCTTGGCAAGATAGGCATAACAGAGGCACAGCGTGTACTGGCGGAAATAAAGTCTGCGTCTAGGAGAAAAAACACCACCACCACCATAGTAGTTGGAGCATCGTGCAACCTCACCGTCCACGAGGGGATAGGTAGATTTTATAGAAGCAGGGAGCTGTCTGGTGCCAAGAGGCAGACGCTAGTCAATATCCGTACTGCTGCTGGCAAGCTTATGCCGATCGGAGGCCTGTATATGGCGTCCGTAGGTGCAGATGATATAATGCCTTTACTGGCAGGACTATCTCTCTCGTCACAGAAGTCATATGCCGCGATTATAAATAGTATTTGGAAATATAATCTCCCTAACTTAGGTCGCGGCCTTAACCTAAAAATAACCGTACCAGAGCGGCCCTTCATGGTGCTGTCTGCGGAACAGCAAGACAGGCTCCTCAAGGTAGCTACCGGGGACATAAGGGATTTTATAGTGGTGGCACTATGCACAGGGCTGAGAAAGGATAATATTCTGAGGCTTAGGTGGCAAGACGTCGATTTAGAGAACAGGAGGATAGTGGTCGTCCAAAAGAGAGGCCGCATCCATTCCGTCCCGATTGCCCAGCCAGTTTACAATATTCTGTGTTCTAGGCAGCGGGTATCTGAATATGTTTGGCCGTCGGCTAGCCCCGATGCTCCCAGGAAAGGGTTCTATGCAGCCTGGCTGACGCTAAAGCGAAAGGCCGGCCTCCCGAATGGTTTCAGGTTTCACGACCTGAGGCACACCTGTGCCACGAGGATAGTAGAGAAGTTTGGGGACATAAGATATGCCCAGAGTATGCTCGGCCATGCCACGATTGTTACTACCCAGAGGTATGCCCATATAATGCAAGACCGATTAGCCCGCATAGCGGAGGCCGTAGCGGGTGATATTATGGAGCCCAGCAAAACGCCCAACAAGCAGAGCTTTCGTTAATGATATCAATGGGGGTAATACTTCTTTCTCAAGTATTGTCCTGTATATGATTCCATCGTTAGACGCCAATAAAATCAGACACTTCGCCGTAGCCAACGGCACAAAAACTACCAAAATGTAACAATCCTACAGCTAGTATTATTAGGGATTTGGCGATTTAAGAGACAGGTCGGGACACCCAGAGCCCAGCCAAATGCCCAGCCCCCCCACCGATTACATCAGGCAAATTGCCGTCAAGTGATTTCAGCTACTTAAAAAACTAATCGGCGCTAAATGTTATAATGAATGTAGATAGAGATATCTGCGGGGGCGCACTATGGGTAAAATCATTACGGCGATTATTTCATTTTTTGTCAGGCTGAAATCGAATCCGTTGGCGGCTTCGATTGCTACGGCTGTAGTGGACGCCATATCCAGTATACCTCCAGAGGTTCCGAGAAGGGTGTTTTCTCTGGTTGTTGAGGCGTCTCAGCGTGACGAGGAAAACAGGGCTAAGTTTATTTGGGTATATAATAAGTTGCGTTCCGAATTCCCAGATGTGGGAGAGAATATGATTCGTACCCTTATTGAGAGCTCTCTGTTAAATGTCAAAAAGGGGCAGTAATGGCGGAAGATGTCGAGTCGGCCGACTCCAACAATCTACCGGAAAACTTAGAAGGCATGGAGCTTATCGAGTCTATGCCAGACTCGATAAAAATGAGGATAGTGAGATGGTACTATCAGAATGTGCCATACAAAGAGATAGCGAGCCGGCTAGAGCAACATAAATACAAGGTAAATCACGTAACAATATATAGGTGGTGTCTCAAGCATCTCCACACCATAGACTCTGGAAAGCGCAGGGTACACGAGGATAAGCTTGAGGAACTCCAAGACACCGCCGTACTAAAAATCATAGAGAAGGGCCTTGAGGCCCTCGAAGGCTGTTCGCTTCCGCAGATCAAGACGTTCAAAGAGTTTGAGCAAGTATCACAGGCGGTAGCGAGAACCATAACCTCAAAGTCACAGGTCGAGCGGGTGAAGATTGAAACTACCCGGGCAGTCGATGCACTCAGAGAGCAATTCAAAGCTGCAATACAGCGTGAGTTAGCACAATACCCGGAATTGGTTGACAAGATTCACGAGGCAATAGCAGAGGCAAGCAAGAAATTCACGCCTCTCCCAGAGTAGCATGGAAGCTGTAAGGGACATTCTACCCAGAACGGCATATATGCCGACAGCCTCACGCCTTAGCCTGATCGACTGGATGGGTCACGCCGGGGTTCTGTTAAGAGGTAAACCATATTCAACAAAGAATCACGAGTACCTACAGCAGATCCTCGGCGACGACCATCACGACATAACTTTCCAAAAAGCCGCCCAGGTGGGTATTAGCACATTGGTGCTAATAAAATCCCTATGGATTTCAGAGCATTTAGGCAAGAAGGTTGTGTATTACTTTCAAGATGACAAGGCGGTGCAAGACTTCTCGAGCGACAGGGCCACACCACTTATTGAGGAAAGCCCTTATCTATCCTCGAGAATGAGGACAACGGATCGCGTGGGGTTGAAGCAGCTGGGTCCAGGCACAATATACTTTAGGGGGCTCCAAAACAGAGGGAAAGTCAAGAGCATAGACTGCGACTATGTTGTGTTAGATGAGCTCGATGCCTCGCGGGAGGATACAGTCTCCTTTGCAATCGACCGGTTAAGGCATAGCGATATGGGGTGGGTAGCCTCTCTGTCGCAGCCGTCTATACCAGGCTTCGGAATTAATAAGCGGTATGGGAAGACAGATCAGCACCATTGGAATCTCATCTGTCCATCCTGCGGGCACCGCAACTGCCTTGAGTTGGACTGGCCCTCGAACTTTATGCCGATCCCGGAAAGCAAAAGAAGGACCTTCCCGGAGGGCGCAACCCATTACCGCGGATGCACTAAGTGCGAGGCACGACTAAATCCGGCACAAGGCGAATGGATTGCAAGGCACCCTGGGAGAAAACAGCGCGGTTATCACCTTTCGCAGCTTTATACGCAGATATCAAGTCCGGGGTATCCCAACATTGCATCAAGGATCATGTGGGAATATCAGGACAAGCTTGGCTCGCAGTTAGGTTTAGAGAATTTTACTATCTCCGTGTTGGGTTTTCCGTTCAGCGGCGCTGCAGCAAGGGTCAATGACGAGCTGCTCGACTTCTGTGAGGGGGATTATCCGTTCACGATAAACCAAGAAGGTTGTTTTATGGGCGTCGACCAGGGCGACACGCTGAGTATAGTGATTGGCATTCTCTCTGGGCCGTCATTTAAGGTAGTCTATGCAGAGCAGACCGAGAAGTGGGACAGGCTAGATCAGCTACTTAATAACTTCGCGGTGCACTACTGCGTAATAGATGCCCAGCCGAATAAGCACTCAGCAAAAGCCCTCGCCACCAGGTACCCCGGGAGGGTCTCTATTCAGTATTTCGGAGCCAAGGAGACGAAACTAGGAAAAGAGCTCCACGAGGGCCGCGTGGAAGTCGATACTATTAATGTGGATAGGACAGAGTCAATAGACAGAATGATTGATAGGATGGAGGCCGGATTCATTAACCTCCCATCGAGAAAGCTCAGTGATGGAAGGGGTATGGCGGTTATAGAAGATTTGAGACGCCATCTTAAACAGCTGGTCACAAAAACAGAAATTACATCACGCGGAATACCGCTCAGGACCTACTTAAGGGGGGCGGGAATAGAGAATCACTTGGGTATGGCGCTGAATAACGCGGTATTAGCTGCATATGAGATGGGTATTACTACCGGCCCGATGGTAAGCCCCATTTTTGCTCCTATACGTTTTGGGAGGGCATAGTGGGGATTACCTCTAGAATAAAGGAAATATTTGCCGCCGAATCGAAGCCTGAGGCCTACCCAACAGTCACCGCAAGGGTCAGCGTGGACGAAGAGGGGCAATACGGGGCCCAGGTGGATCGATTTCTGCGCGGCTTGTCTGTTATAGCTGCGAAGTTCCCGTTCGAGTTCTACAATGTTATTGACAACTTAACCATGATAGACCCTTACATATCCAAGTTCCATCAGACCACAATTAATATGGGGAACCTGGGGCATACATTAGAACTCGACACCGACTCTGAGTCGAAGGCTGACACAGCTATAGCGGTCGCAAACGACCTAGCTGCAAGGTGTTTTCCAATAAGCGGAGGCATGGACGGGCTGGTAAACGCGATGCTGTCACAAGTAGCGCGCACCGGGGGGATGTGTGTTGAGTGGGTCCCGGACAAGACCCTGTCCAGAGTGGAGCGTGCGTTTGTAATACCAATTAAGACCCTGAGGTGGAGATACAACGCAAAGAATGAACTAGAACTTGTCCAAATTCAGAATGATGGACTTGTTCCATTAAACATGACGCAAACATCTTATCATAACGCTACGATAAGAGACACGAATCCATATCCAATCCCCCCAGCAATAGCCGCACTAGAGAGCTGTTCCGCACATCGCACCATAATCGAAAAGATTAAAGACTGGATGGAGAAGGTCTCCGCCTTGGGTGTTCTTTTGGCGTCGGTCTCTCCCCCGCCAAGGGAGATAGGCGAGACCCAGGCTCAGTATGACCTAAAGGCGCAGGCGTATCTAGAGAAGATTGCCAAGAGCATCCAGGATAATATGAGCACTGGCATTGGCGTAGGGTACAACAACATAGAGTTTACCTTCCAAAACACCCAGAGCGCAGCCCAGGGGGCACAGGACATATTGCAGATAGTCCTACACGGATTATTCGCAGCCCTACACAGGGACCCGCTGTTTTTTGGGTGGCACTTTAATAGCACCGAGAGCTACGCCAGGGTTGTCTATGACGAAATGGTTCAGGGCATCAAAGCCTTCCAGCTTGGGCTCAAGAGGCTACTCGAGCACGGGCATCGTCTAAATTTCGCCCTGCACGGCATGGGGGATGTTGGGATATCTGTGCACTTTAACTCTGGAGCTTCTATCGATGCCTTCAGAGATGCTGAGGCCGAGTACATGAAAACCCAGGCAATAATAGCGCAGATAGAGCCTGGTGTCCTTAGTATCGAAGAGGCCCGTAAAATATTGGGCCATGATGACAGAAAGGCTGAGAGCGGGAGATTCGTAGCTTCGTTCAATAGGTCAGACCGTCGCTATCAGATCCTAAAGTTAAATAACCGGTGGATAGGCGCAGAGTTTGATGAAGGTGAAGAGTACGAAGACTGGGTAGAGAAGCAGCTATCCTCAGCGAATAGCGAGGGAAGTAAGGCGTTACTGCTATGGTTATTGCTGTTTGTTAATAGTAGAGACCTCCCAGACAAAGAGTCTTTCATAAAAGAAGGCACTACACGCTTTATATCGGCGGCAGAGGGAGCGATATCCAGGAGGCAGATATCTGGACGTACTAGAGACTACCTCACAAAAGAGTGGAACAAAGGGCGCACGGCGAGCGGGCATGTTTCTAACAAGGAGCTTGCAGCTATAGCGTTCCTCGCGGGTGCCGTAGAAGCGAGGGTAATATCAGAATATCTATCGAGGTCTACCCAAAGGCAGAGCTCTATAGAGGCCTTCCTCGGCAAGATATACTCAGGAATAAAAACCGGTGAGGGGAGCGGGGCGGTAGCATTGGAGGTAGCCTCATTGTCGGACAGGCTGGCAGATAATGCTGCATCAGTAATAGCAAGCACATCGGTTAGAAGGGCAAGGGTGTGGGCAAAACTATATTCCATGGAACGAGATGGAATAGAGCTCTACAGGGTGGATGGTCCCCGAGACGACAGGAAGTGTGACTTCTGTTGGGGAATGCTTGATAGGGTATTTTCTGTCAGCAACGCTACAGACAGAATACGCAATACGATAGAAAACGGGTATGACGAGTTTGAGCGCAACATGCCGTTTCTTAAGGACCTTATTGGAATAGAAGACCTCAAAAAGATGTCAGACTATGAGGTTCAAAATACAGGGTTTGCGGCTCCTCCATATCATCCTAATTGTAGAGACTATTTGGTTGAGGTGAAGACCAATTGAGAACATTGAATTTTTCGGACAAACCGGTTGGGACTAAGAGTGGAGTCGATATTTTTAGATTCGACTGCATCATTGATTCTAGTAGGCGGCCGTGTGAACCATCCGAGCCTGTCACCATGCCGACAGAGCAGGACAACGAGGAGCATGCTGACGAGACCCCTATCCCAGACGATAACCTTGTAAGGGATAGGTGGAGGCTGATTAGTGCCGTCAAGGCATGGCCCACGACCGGTATGCCATCGCCTCAGCTAGTCGATTATGGGCACGACGGCGGCTCGGTATTAAGGAAAGCCATAGATCTTGTAAACATTTCAAAGCCTGATCTCACATGGAATCATAGCGTGGATGCACGAGACGTAGCGGGGTATGTAGAGAATGCCACATGGGAGGCGTCTGTGGATATCCCGCCAGGCATAAACGCCGATCTCGTAGTGGACCCGGAATATGACTCCAAGGCCGCGACAGGCCTGAGGCGGGGACAGCTTCGTAATGGGAGCATTGGATTTACTATGGATGTCCAGCCAAGTCACCCGTCGATGGAGTTCTATGATTTTGTTGAGAGACAAGGGGAGATTGTCGACGGAGTGCAAGTTCGGTGGCTCCCCACAGACCTATATGAGGTGAGGCACATGGCTCTTGTCCCGGCTGGGACTGGGGCTGACAAATTCGCGGGTCGGAGGGCATCTGGGACCGACAATATCGCGGAATATACAAATGAACGGAGGACGGAAACAGTGGAGAAACATTTTGAATTTTTCCAGTCGGTCCTGGAACAACTCGGGATCGATATTCTCCTCACTGAGTCTGCCGAAGTCTCTGATGCGACACGGGAACGTGTATCGGAGCGGATCGAAAAGCTCTCGAATGTGCGGATGGCATTTATGCGATGGCACAACGTGGCGAGAGGTTGGTAGAGTTTAAGCAGCGGGAGGCGCTTGAGTGGTTTGACAAGGCCAAGTTTGCGCCAGACAAGCCGGAACTTACTGATTCGGAGAAGCGTATGCGTGGTCGCATCGAGGCGTCCTCGGATCTCGATTACCTGGAGGACATGGCCTCTGAGTATAGGAACCTCGCGCAGCAGAAATTTGGACTGAACCGATCTTCAGCGGCAGAGGAACTGCCTGTGGTTGAAATGCAAAGGGAGTCAGAGAAGAATATTGATATCGCTGAATCCTCAAAAAAGCTGTTTGGATAAGGAGATAGGGTAGATGTATCAGAAACGATCTGAGGTATTGGCTGTTAAATTCACCTGTCCTACGACAGTTGGGGTCGGTGATCCTGTTGTGATCTCTGATGATCTCACTGTTGCTGCGATCTCTGGTGCTGGGTCAACCTCCATCATTGGGACGGTGTGTCAGCATCTCGATGGGGCAGCGTATTGCACTGTCGAAACAAAATTCCGTGAGCGGCGTGATGATCGGGTGGCGGGCGCTGAGTGTGCTGTTGGACCGTTTGTGTTTGATGCGAATGGGGAGGTTATTGCGTATGACGCAGATTCCCATGATCCAGCGGCTATAGTAGGGGTGGTCATTGTCGCTGCCGCTCAAGCTGACGATATTGTAGAAACACTCGAATATTAGGAGGAGAAATGAGCAATAACAAGGCTCCGTGCCTTGCAGTGAGTTTTACCTGCCCCTCTGATATCGAGGTTGGTGATCCAGTAGTCATCTCATCTAGTGACTATACGGTTGCCGCAATATCGGCAGAGGCAGACGTAAAACACATTGGCACGGTTGTGAAACACGAAGATAGCGCAACGACTTGTACTGTGGAGACAAAATTCCGTGAGCGCAGAGATGACCGCACAGCAGCGGCAGTGTTCGCTAATGGCCCGTTCGTGTGGGATGCTACGGGTAAGGCTGCTGCGTATACAGCCGAGTCCACTGTCTCTGTCACTGGAACTGAAACTGGGCCGTATGCTGTGGTGACTGGCAGCAACGACAAAATCAAACTCAATGTCAATGGGGGCGCATCTCAGACGTTCACTCTTACCGCTGCGGCCAACGCTGTGCTGACTGGCAGTGTTGCACAGAATTATGCAATTGACGCTGGCGTGAATGACAAAATAGAGCTTGTGATTGGGACTGGTAGTGCTCAGACGTTCACTCTTACCGCTGCGACTAAGGCATCAGTAACTGGTACACAGACAGAGACGTTCGCCATAGTCCTCGACACGAGCGATAAGATTAAGATCAAGGTTGGCGATGGAGACTCGCAGACATTCACCCTTACTGCTGGCGGGACGCAGACCGCAGCCAATGTTGTTGCAGACTTGGCAGCACTTGTGGACGCAACTGCTAGTGTTTCGGCTGGGGCAGTGAAGATTACATGTGATTCATCTGCTGATACTCTTGAGATCGAAGCAGTTGCCAACGATGCGTATACCGTGTTGGGCCTAACCGCAGCGGTTACGAGTCCCACGCTCCGTACGGCAGCTAATATCGTGTCGGATCTCGCGGCCCTTACCGACGCGTCGGCATCAGTCGCAACTGACAAGGTGAGGATAACTGCTACTGACATCGCAGATTCAATCACGATAAATGAAGTGGCGAATGATACATATGCCACGTTAGGCTTCACGGAAGGAGTCACGACCCCCACACTTCGCACCGCATCGCAGATTGTCACCGACCTAGCTGCCATGACTGATGCTACCGCGAGTGTGGCAAGTAATCACGTAAAAATCACAGCAGATACAGATGGTGACACGATAGAAATCGAAACCATCGCTAATGATGCTTATACCCTGCTTGGTTTTACCGAGTCAGAATATTCCGGTGAGTCTTCACACAGTCCGGCAGCAGTCGCTGGTGTGAAGATATCAGATCCTGAGCTTTGTGTCGTAACTGGGACAAAAACTGGCCCATTTGCGATAACGCTAAACACCAATGACAAGCTCAAAATATCAATTGGTGGGGCAACAGCTCAAACGGTTACCCTTACCGCTGGTACAGCAAGAACTGCGACTCAGATTGCGGAAGATATTAATGCAACGGCAACAGATGTCACGGCATCCGCATATTGGGGTGCTGTTAGGTTGACGGCTGATGCACCGGGCGATTCGATTGCGGTACAGAGCGTTACCTACAACTCTGCTACGACACTCGGTTTTACAGTGGGCACCACTGCTGCCCCTATGATTATCAATACGTTAGAGTATTAAACTAAAGGAGAGTATTAAAATGGGAGCTTTGGGGCTGAAAAACAGTCTTCACGAAAAAGTGGTTGCCCCGCTGAAAAACTATCGGGACGGTGACAAGGGCGGGAAGGAAATTTCCTTCATCAATTTCGCGCAGACTCGTGCGCTCAACGAAGATGGAAAGCCTATCGGGCTGAAGAATACATCTGGCAATCCTATTACCTGGGATGATATTTGGACCGATCTCGGTCTAGATCCCGCGTCCGTGAGCCTTGATAACCTCTTGACGGTGAGCGGTGACGTTCGCTATTTGGCACCTGAGATCGTCAGAGATTTCATCCTAAAGGGTATGGAATCTGACGCATCGTACCTCGATCTGGTTGCTGGCGTTGAGTCCGTAGATCAGATGGTTGTTACGTCACCATGGATTCAGATGGTGAACGAAGGCCCAGAGGCAATCGGAGAAGCGGAAACTATCCCGCTGGCCGAAATGACCTGGGGCCACAAAACGATTGAACTGAGTAAACGAGCGAAAGCTATACAGTTCTCAGATGAGCTTATGTTGCGGGTTAAGCTGCCCCTTCTGAGCTACTACCTGCGTAAGTTCGGTGTACTCCTGGCGTCTGATCTTTACACCGAAGCCATCACTACGATGGTGAACGGTGATCAGTCCGATAATTCCGATTCATGTGCAGTGGTCGGTGTTACCTCTACTTCCAATGGTGTGGAATTTATAGATTTTCTTAGGGCGTGGATTCGCGCCCGTCGCATTGCTATGCGTTGGGACAGCCTTATCACCACGGAAGCTGGCGCATGGGATGTCCTTCAGATCGATGAGTTCTCTGATCAGAAAGGCGTCGGCGGTCAGGTAGTGACCATCGAAACGAGGAATCAGGTTATTCCTTCGAGGATGCCTCACCTCATTTCCAGTGTGATCAATGATGACCAGCGTATGCTGTTCGATAAGTCCCAGGCGCTGCTCTTCTTGGTGTTCCGACCGCTCTTGGTGGAATCCGAGAGGATTATAATGAGGCAGATCCAGGGTACTGCGGCCAGCATTATCTGTGGCTGGAGCACGATCGATCGTAACGCAAGGATCATCCTTGATGGCAGCAAGGCGTACGGTAGCTACGGGTTCCCGTCCTACATGGCCCCGTTGGTGTAAATAATTAAAGGGAGAGTGTTATGTTGGTTAGTTTGAGAAACGGTGTGGGCATGTTTCGAGACCCCGCTACTGGGTTTAGTCTCGTTGGTGACGAGGTAAAGACTCTCCCTCAGAATGTTGGTGCCCTTACACGTCGCTGGCTTAATGCTGGTGGCATCGTGTCTGTTGCCTCGAGTAAGCCGGTGGACAATAAAAATATCGATGAGGCTAGAGAAGTTGTTCAATCGTCCACAGCGGTTGACAACTATCTAGCCGAGTTCGATAGGTCAGAGCTTATGAGACTCTGTAAGGAGAGGGGAATCCCTACAACTAGGAAAGACAAGGCTATTGACCTGGCAAGGCGACTTGCCGAAGTGGACCTTGAAACATGAGCATTGACATCACAGCCCTGGTAACTATAGATCTCGAGCCTGTTTTCACGCTAGACCCCACACTAAGCACCACTATATCAGACAGAATAGCAGCGGAGATGGCGCTACAGGGGTGGGGTATCAGTGACATAACTGATGCCAGGGCAGTGTATATCGCTACGCTTACGAGCAAAGCTTTTATACCGAGACTGCTCCTGAAGTTCGCCCAAGAGCTCAAAAAAACTAAGGCAGCAAAAGCAGAAGCAGAGTTTAATGATGCCATTAGATATCTAGAGGCTCTTCAGGTGGAGTTGCAAGATAGGCTGCAGCGCGCGGCCTCAGAGGTAGCCCCAGAGGACCTTCCAGTAACTCAGACACCGTGGCCGAGCTGTGGGGTTGTGGAGTGGTAGTTGAGGCCTGAACAGGTTGAGCGTGTTGATGCTGGGATACAAAAGGGATACCGCCTTTTGGCCGGCGACACAGTAACCATTGTAAACGGGGACAGCGAAATAGATGTCACGTGCATTATGTACGACCTGGAGACTGGAGAGGGGCTTACTGTCGACGCAGCCGGCATCAGGAGTGACGTTATAAGGGAGATATTGATCTTAAACACTGACATATCTGACTTTGACTTTTCCCCGGAGTGCCACTTTATAGTTAATGGAGAGCGATGGGACTTTGTATCCGGCGACCCAATCATGTCGGCGGTGGTGCCGATAGGTGGTCTTCACAATATGACTCTCTGCTGGGTTACTAGGGCAACCGAAATAGAAAAGACAGACACAGAGGGCACCTGGGGGTGGAACAGTAACGGGTGAAAATAGCGGTTAGCAGGGATGCGCAAAAATTCTCCTCAAGCCTCAAGAGGGCCTCTAAGCGGCTATATCCAGAGGTTCGGAATGCCAGGGACCAGGCAGGACGATATCTTGAACAGGCGGTCAGGAATACGCTTAATGCGCAGGACTTCACCCCCATATCTGAGGCGTGGCTCGAATGGAAAATGGAGCATGGTTTTGATACCAGAATCCTTTTTATGACCCACATTATGTATCACATGGTGCGTGCCAAGAAATATGCGACGTCAAGATCTGTCATGAGCGGCGGGGTAACTGTTATCGATAGACAGTACCCGAGGCTAGAGACGTTGTTATCGAGAGCCCCAGAGAACCGTATTATGGCCTCTAGGGCAGAGGCCACTAAATCGTCCAGATCTATATCGAAGAAGAGCGGCGGCCGGCGAAGGAAAGCCAGCTCACCTTCGACTACACTGACAGTAGCGAAGGAACATGAGGGTGACAGAGAAAAGCGTAGGGCTTTTTTTAAGCCAACCTACGCGCGGGAGCTCCCTAAGGTTCTCGGTTTTTTTAGGGAGGCCCTAGAGAAGGTGGTAAAGGCGATTCGATGATTGACACCCTAGAGCAGCACATAGTCTCCAGGCTTAGAAGAGTGACTGTCAACAGTGAGCCCATGAGGGTACTGCCTTACTCGCCTGGTAGAGATAGCGGAGAGACTAGATACCCGTGCTGCTGGCTGTGTATGAGGGGGTTTTTCCAGACCACCGTTGATGCACGGCCGATGTGTGAAGTCATAACTCCAGTGGGCGATGAGGTCACAATTACCCTTCCGTATAACATGGGCGGCCACCAGGTGTCAGGTACCCCGAGTTGGGATTTCAAGCCGTACCCAACACCTACGGAGCTTTATTACGAGCTCGGGGCAGGTGCTACCCGAATTTCTGATCACCACAAGCTGCTGGAGGGAATATTCCAGGCGTTTCCAGTCGGTTATACCCCTACGCTTTCTACTCAGAGACCATTCTTTAAGTTAGAGAACGTAGTAGAGGATGACGATTTCGAGAAGCCCCTTTTTGTTAAAATTTTCATGCTCAGGGTCACCGATCTGTGGCTCGAACGGGCTGAGATAGAAACATATGCATCAATGCGGGATATCACTTTGTCCTGCGATGTCGAAGACTAGGAGGGATTTTAGATGACCACCAACGCTCAGTCCGGGACCGGGCTAGTAAGGATCGTGAATCTAGAGGCCAGCTACAAGGATATCACCTTGCTAGATGGGAGCAATATAAGGCTTGCACCTTATTCAAGGGGAGGAGGCCCCAATGTATCTGAGCCTGTGCTCAAAAAGCTCCTCCCCCCGGCGCTAAAAAGCATGGCTACCCGGCGATGGATCAAGATAGAGGAGGTATCATAATATGACTCTAGGAGCTGCGCGAGTAATCCCCCGTCTAATTGATCTGTCGTTCTATGTAGATCAGCTTATGGCGGGGTATGTTGTAGCTATTGTGCAAACAGAGAGGGGGCCCTTATGGGAGCCTACGCCTGTAACATCGTGGGACGAATTCGAGAGGTCGTTTGGCAGATGTTACAGCGGAAGCACCGACCCCTTGGTTATGAAGATGGGTCTGCTGCAAGGAGCCCAGTTCCTTGTTATTAGAATCGTAAACTGCACGGATCCGTCAGACATCACGACCGCTACGGCCCTCACATCTTCTCTCACCCTGCAAGATCGAGGGGACACGCCTACTGCTGGCAGCGTAATCTCCGCTGTAGGGGCTTTCACTATTGTAGCCGCATCTGGTGGTACCGCAACCGGTAGCGAGGTTCAGAATTTTACATTCGGGACCGGTAGCAGCGATAAGCTGCTCATTTCTGTTGGCGGAGGGGGCGACCAAGAGGTGACGCTTTCTGGTAGCGCACAGACTGCAACTCAGGTGTGTGCGACAATAAACGCCGCCACAACTGATCTTACCGCTACCGTGTCCGAGGGTAGAGTAAAGATTACCGCCGACGACGCTGCAGACAATCTTGTTATAAAGGTGATAGCCAACGATGCCTATAGCGTTCTGGGCCTTGTCGAGGGTACTTACGCTGTTACCGCCGGAACAGATAGTCTCGTGATAGCGGTAGATGGGGGCGCAGATCAGGAGTTTACGCTTACGGCAGGCGCTAGGACCGCTGCCCAGATAGTCACGGATCTCAGCGCTCTCACAGGCGCAACCGCAACCGCAACCGGCGGGAAGGTCTTACATTTGAATCCAAAAATCCTGGAGCTTGGGGCAATTCCCTTAAAATATATGCCTACGATAGTGATCTGCACCCTGATGACACGTTTGATATTCGTGTTGCCTATAGCCTGCAGGGTGGTTTGAATGAGTACTTCTCTGACCTGTCGATGGATCCAGAGTCGGAAAGGTATGTTGTTAATTTTATCAACGAGCGCTCCAGACTTGTTACGGTGACCGACGAAGAGTCAACCAATTCATCTGCAGTTGCCAGGCCACTTGAAGATACAGTGGGGACGTCCATGACTGGTGGTTCTGACGGGGACCCCATCACAGACGCAGATTACATCGGAGATGAACTCGCACAGACAGGCATCTATGCGTGCGACAAGACCGACATGTCTATCGATGTAATCATTCCGGGGACCACCTCGATAAGCGTCCTGCAGGCGCTCACTGCATATTGCGAAGACCGCGGATTGTTCATTGCATATGCCAATACGCCGAACGGCCTAGCCCCCAGCGACGCTAAGGACTGGCGAATGGGCGATTCGCCCTACTCGCATGAGGCATTTAATAGCCACCGCCTTACGCTGTGGTTTGGTAGACCGCTTTGCTATGACTCTCAGTATGACACTCGTCGCTATATCTCAAATCTTGGGCACCTGGCCTCTTGTCTTTCCAAGACCACGGTTCGCTACGATTATTCTTATGCGCCTGTCGGGCCAAGGAGAGGCACGGTTGATTACGTAGAGGGCATCGACTACAACGTAGCACAATACCCAGGTTACCAAGATATGTTCGCCGACTACGGCATCAACTCCCTCATAATAAACCGTCAACAAGGAATAGAGGGGGCGATGTTTTGGGAGCAGTATACTACTCAGCGTGCAGCGTCCGCCCTCAGGGACCTCAATGTTGTGAGATTCTGTACAATGGTAGTGCGTGTGCTGATGCCGGTGCTCCGTACGTTCGTATTTGAACCTAACCACCCGGTAACATGGCGAGAAGTCCACAGAACCCTGGAGCCGACATTCCAGCTCTGGAAGTCTAAGTTCAATATATATAGCTACTTTTTACAGACAGACAGGGATGCGTGGTTTGACTCAACCGGTGAGCTTAAAAATGCCACACTCAATACCGGCCTAGAAATAGACCAGGGTATCTATAGCTGCAGGGCCCTCATTCAGCCGACCAGAGCAATGAGGTATGTCATGTTCGACCTCGGAGTGATGCGGACCGGTGAGCAGTTCATTCAATATACTCCCCTCAAGGAATTGCCAGGGTGGGTCAAGCTTTAATTAAAAATGCGGAGTGCACTTCGCACTCCGCCCTTTACAGGAGACAACGAAATTGGCACATACAGGCATAGTTTACGAGAAGGTAAAGGAGTACGCGTTCCGTGTCGAGGTAAACGGCTTTCCGGTAGGTTTAGTGGAGGAGTTTGACCCTGGTGAGGTTTCAATAGCCGTAGTTGAGAGTAACGGCGGAGGGCAAAACCACCCCACAAAAGAAGGCGGGATGCTTAAATATGGAAACGCCAAGCTCAGGAACGTGGTTCCTACAACAGGAACCGGCGTGACGTTTTGGCAGCGTGCGCTTAACATGGTACAAAATCCGATGACTAATTCCGGGCTCTCCCCGTCTGGTTACTGGTTTAACTTTTCGATGGTGGAGCTCGATAACGAAAAAAATCCAGTGCGATCGACTGAATTCTATCAGGCGTTTGTTTGCAACTACAACATGGGCAACCGGAGTGCGCTGACGGAAGATAAAAATGCGATAGAAGAGGTGGAGATTGCGTACGTGGATAGAGAGACTAGGGATATCTAGACATGGCGCTTGAAACAAAAGAGGTCATCCTCCCGGTAAGCAAAAAGACCGTAGTTCTTAAAGAGGGCGACGGCTACACCGAAAGGAACCTGATCAAAAACAACAAGAAATTATACCAGACTGTCCCCCACTATGTTGTAGCCTCCATTGAGTCGATAGATGGAGGGGGGAAGCCTTCTGTTAAGGATGTGCAGGATCTGTTGGTGCCTGACATAGAGGCCCTGCTCATAGAGATATTTAAGCTAAACAATGGCAGCGAATTTCTCTTTGAGTATGTGTGCCAAAGCTGCGGCAAAGAGGTTGAAGTCGGAATAGACTTAGACACTCTTGAGTTTAGAAAACTCAAAGATGGACTAGAGGAAAGCACGGATCCCACCATATTGCTAAGGCTTCCCAGGACAGGCAAAACAGTTGAGGTGGGGTGCCTGACAGGCAAAAAGGAAACGATCCTCATGGACCTGCAGGCCTCTGGCGTACTCGATCTTAGTCAGGGAGATTACCAGTGTTTGCGCTCCATAGATGGCAGCAAGGACTTTAGCTACGAGGACGTTGTTAAGCTGCCGCTTGGAGATCATCGTGCGATACGTAGGGCTAGGAGAAACCTTGTGTGCGGATATGATGTTGATGTGTCTGTTACCTGCCCTGAATGCGACGCTAAGGAGGTCATCAATATCTTGATGCAGAGAGATTTTTTGTTCAGTGGGTGATAGGTGTTCGCAAGGCAGTCGCTAATGTACAATGGGGCTGCAAAGACCTATCACTCATCTGCCCCTCTATATCCAACACCCTAGCCAACCTTACACAAGAGATTTTCAACCTGATATATCATTTACGGCTCCCCGCCCACGATGCGTACTCACTGACGAGGCGAATGCGTCACGAACTCTGGACTGCATTTGAATCCCAGAGGAAGTTCGAGGAAAAGAGCTCAAAAAGATGAACCAAACCATAGGCATAGAGTATACAGCTACTGGATACGAGAAGGTTACTAGGACCTTCCTAGCGCTATCCAAGTCGCTAGATAAGTTCATCGCCAAGGTTGGGCTTGCTAACACTGCACTCAAGAGTCTTAAAGAGAATTTAGCAATCTCGAAGATGTTTGGTGGGCAGGTGGAGGGGGTGCGCGAACTAACCACCGCCCTGACAGCGTTCAACGCCGCTGCAGAGAGAAATAAAAAGGTTACCGGCAGGAGAGGAATAGCGCTCACCGCCCCTTCCGCCGACCCCAAGATCTCAAAAAGCAAAACGATCGGCGAGTGGAGGAAGTCCCAGGCAGTCATAAGTTACCCGCCTTACCAGAAAGGGTCAGCCAAGGAAGAGAGTGGAGCTCAGGTTATAGCGGCCAAAAGTCCGAAAGCTAGCAAGAAAAGGAGCGGCATTAATCAGTCCTCTGGAAGGCAGGACGGCTCTGGGATGCCTTGGGCCTTGGGGGCTTTCCCCTATGCGCTGCGATGGGGTGGTACGGCAGCTGCCATATATGGTGGCGCTTCCCTAGCTAAGAGCACGCTGTTGGGTGGTAGTAGGACTGAGACGGTAAAAGGACTTAGGGACGTAGCTGCACTCGGATTCAACAAGAAGGAGCTCCGCGGCATAGAGGATTGGGCTGATCAGTTCGTAAAGAAGAATTGGGTTGCAGGAAACCAGTCCGACATGCTGGATGTGTTTTCGGAAATAGGCAGTGCGTTCGATCCAGAGAGAAGCCCCTACTTCAAAAACCCGGCCCACGGGGCAGCTACAATAAAAAGAATGTCAGAGCAGGCCGCAATCCTCGCATCTGTGTCGAAGATGGCACCAGGTGCCGGCGGGAAACTTCTAGCCGGTGCTTTGCAGGCGCAGTTAGCCTTTATGAAACCCGATGAACTCGAACTATACAAGAAGGGGATAAAGGACATAGGGGATCTGTCCGGTTCTACCGCAGCCAAGATCGGAGAGGCCATCAAAGTCACGGCTATTTGGGGCACAGAAATACAGCAGGCCTTCGGATACGAGCTGCCAGGGGCACTCCAATCTGGATGGTCGCTAGAGAGCGTGCTGTCGTATAGCGGCATGCTAAAAACAGCCGGGATCCCGGCGACTAAGGCCGCAAGGGCTCTGCGTGGGTTAATGGAGACGGGGCCCGAGGATATGGCCTACCTATGGTTGGCCGGCAACGAAGACGCTGCAACCTCGGAGAAGTTTAAGGCCCTCAAGGAGTCCGATAGAAAAAAACTAGCCAAGCAATTCGCCCCAGAAATGAAAAGCATGTTTAGTAAAGACCCGTTCGGCTTCGGGAGGTATTTGGGCGAGAGGCTAATACAAGCCGAAAAAAATAATTTTATGCTTGGGGACATATTTGATACCGATTTTACCCAGATAATTAGAGCCTTCCTCTCCCCAGAGATGCTAGAGAGAATGAAGCAGGTAAGGGACACTATCGGCGGGGCCACTATGGAGTCTCTAGAAAAACGATCTCAGGAAACTGCCGACGACCCGGGGGGGTACCAGAAGAGGATTTCAGACGCGTGGGGGCATATGACGAGGCAACTTGCGCTGCTAGCCGGGCAGACAGAGTCTATGCCAGCCGTATTGGACGCTATGCTGAAGCCTATGTATAGCGTTATTGAGTGGCTAAAAGGACAAAAGACTGGGCTGGACTTAACCCAGGACGTGTCTAATCTTGTTGGGCAGCTATCTTGGGGTGCGTTCCAGGCCGCCTTCACACCTATCAGGTGGGCCACAAACTTCCTGCTCGAAGACTACGGGGTGAATTTGCAGTGGCAAAGCTTCGCACAATTCAAAGAGGCGGTTGACGCCTTCCTTAATCAGTTTAGGTATTTCTGGACCAGGCTAGAGGACTGGATGCGAGAGGGTGCGAAGTGGATTGTCGAAAAACTCAATACTGCCGAGAAGTGGACCGAAGAAACTGCAAAAGCGGCCGGCGCTGCTATCCAGAAGGGCCTCCCCATTGCTCCAGACACCCCTCAGTGGCAGGGGCAAGTTGGGCTCGCCCCCCCATGGTTCAATAAATTCTTCGGAGGCGGAGGCCAGGTAGCACTGAATGGTGGCGTAGGCGCAGGCGGACAGCCGGTCACAGTGAACAATAACGAGACTATACGGCTAGAGTCTAAGGTGATGATTAATCAAGAGGAAATAGGCAGAGCTGTAGAGGAGTACATGCGCGGGAACACCATACAGCGTGGTGTGGGCTACGGAGACGGACTAGAGGGGGTAGCCGGTGGGTACTAATAGCTGGTACCGTGGCAGCATATTCGGTGGTGGGGGAGTCGTGGAGTTCTTCTATAACCCCCTAGAGGTAAAGATAACCAAGCAGACAAAATGGAATCACCTTGCAGCAGCGGGCCGCGAACAGCCAATACTTCAATATGGATGCGGAGAGGCAAGGCACTTTGATATAGAGCTTACGCTCGCAAGGTCCGCAGGGGACTCATACGCAAAGAATACAGTGGAGAAACTGATAGACATGTGCCGGCCAAAGTCCAAAGGTGCCGGGGTTGATTCTCCGCATAAGGTGCGCTTGATGTTAGGCGACGCTCTAAAGGTAGACTGCATAATAGACAGTGTTGATGCGGTGTATGGACCTATGTTTGACCCAAATAGCCTGAACCCATATACGGGTAAGGTCTCCGTGAAGCTCACAGAGATAATGGAATAGATGACATATAAGTGGCAGCCAGACTTCGTTATCACGGTAGCAGGAAAGGATATCACCAAATTGGTGGAGTCTTGGACGCTAAATGACGTTGAGGATGGTATATCGAACCTTAGCGTCACTCTTGTGAACCAACACTGGGACTTTAACGGGAAGGTAGACGACGAGGCCACGATTAAGCACGGTCTCCGGGGCAATCTTTCCGGGAAGGTTACCATGAAGATAAAGGAGTATACCGAGACGTATTCTGTCGGTGGCAGCAGGGTCACGATAACAGCCCACGATTGCCTCGAGAGAATGACAGGTGTTTCAGCACATGGTTTTTTCCAGCATAAAGATACCCAGAAGGCCATCAAACAAATAGGTGAGATGCTTGAGCAGCGCATAAACGTGAAGACAGACGGCATGGAAAACCCCCAATACCCAGAAGACTACAAAATCAGCATAGCTAATCAGAGGCTTTTTGATGCCCAGCGGGAACTGATCGGCACCATGGGTAACCTAAAGAAGAAAAAGGCCGGCAATACCCCCAGCGCAAGCGGCAAAAAGGCTATTAAAAAGCAGACGAAGGGGAAAAAGATAGCAGACTTTGAGGGTGTGGTAAAAGAGGGTCTACTATCGGCTCAGGGGCCATATAGCACGGAGAATAAAATAAAAGACGTGAACAACGTCATGAAAAACGTCCTTGACCAGTTCACGCAGAACGCCTCCGGGGAAACATTAAGGGCCGCCATGAAGACCGTAGGCCTGCCGGATCTTAAGGCAAAGATAGTCATAACCGTAAACAACGTAGGGCGGCACTCCGGAAAATGGTACGTTAAGGGAGCGACTCACTCGTGGGATAAGAGCGGCACATACACAGTAAACACAGAGCTCATCAAGGTAGATGAAGATGCCCCGCTCGTAAGGTATGCAGAAATATACGAGAAGGATACAGTCTATTGTGGACCAAGAAAAGTTGATGCTGGCAGCGCACTTACGTTCACCTTTGGCAAGGAGGATAAGCGGATAATAGACTTTAAGTGGACAGAGAGTGTCCAGGAGGCGAGAGCAGCCGGAGAAAGGTCGCAGTCTGACCACATCCCGATCGACGCCGTCAAAGAA